AAGTCCTCGCCCCTCAAAAACTCTTCGAAGTTAAAATCCGCCTGCCGTTGGTTTCGGGCGTCAAGGGTGTCACCTAAGTTCACAAAATCAGATAGATAATTACGATATACATCGCTGCCTTGCCCAAATGCATCAAGCAATGCATTTGTTGCCCTTATGTTATTTAGTTGTGTTTGTGAGTCTGCATCGAGTTCACCGCGCATATTCGCCTGCAAATTGTCTGATGCAAACGTCAATGCGTCCCTTACACTCTGCGCATCTGCCCTTTGATTTGCTGTGTCTGCGGTAACCTTACGATCCGCGTCAGCAGCGACCCTGTCAGCGGCTTTGTCAAAACCCTGTGAACGCAGGTTAGCCACTGTGCGCGCAGCAGTGTCCAACGCGGCTCTGTTTGTCTCTGCGTCGATAAGTGCAGCCCGGTCGCCACCATAAGCGCCTGCCAGGGTCGCTCTGCTTGCGTTATCTTGCAGTTGTATCTGCCTGGCACGCTCGATGTCGTTCATCGCACTATCAATCACCTGTTGCTGATACGGGTTCATGTAAGCACCCATATTCGCTCCCGCGAACTGGTCGGCAACGATGTCTTGTATGCGCTTCCTCCCGCCTCGCTGAATCGCGTCGGGATTTATGAGATCACCTCCGATAGTGTTTGCAGTAATACCCGACATGCCGCGAACGCTACCAAGCGCGTCACCATATACGCCAGACAAAGTACCCATCGGGTCTTGGATGGAATTTATGTTGTTGCGGATCATCTGGGCTGCGCTCTGTTGATCAGGGGTGAGGCCGGTAAACCGATTCCCAGTGTAGCCACCATAGCCAGTGTTATAGCGATCCATCAATGAAAAGTTAGGCCCACTACCTAACAAGTTCATTGACCTATTACGCAAACCTACATCAGCTTCCTTGTCTGTGGTTTTAGACAAGTCAAAATCACCAAAGCCCATATTTCCACCTATTAATAAGGAATCATCAGGGACATCGTCGTCTGGGTCATCCGGGTCATCATCAATATTGATATTCGTGTTTGGAGGGACGCATTCACCCTCTGAATTTCTAACGTACTGCACGCCGTCAACTACTGAACAGCTGTCATCGTCGTCGTCATCGTCATCATCGTCGTCATCGTCATCGTCGTCGTCACTACTTGGAGGGACGCATTCACCCTCAGAATTCCTGACGTACTGAACGCCATTAACTACTGGACATTTGTCATCGTCATCGTCGTCGTCATCGTCGTCGTCAAATGGAACGTTACAAAGGTTTAGGTCAGTAACAGTCTGTCCTTCCCTTAGAGTGCCGGCACCACATACAAATGTCGTATCGTCATCATCATCATCGACATCATCGTTATCTAGTGGCACGTTGCAGAGATTAAGGTCGGTGACAGTCTGTCCTTCACGCAATGTGCCGACACCGCAAACAAATGTCTCGTCATCGTTGTCATTGTCGTTATCGTTGTCGTTATCATCCAAGGGAACGTTGCAAAGGCTCAAATCAGTAACAATCTGTCCTTCTCTTAAAGTGCCGACCCCGCACGTGAAAGTCTCTTCGTCATTATCATTATCATTATCATCAGCGTCGTTATTTAGTGGGACATTACACAAATTCAGGTCTACAACAGTCTGCCCTTCTCTTAAGGTTCCGGCGCCGCACACAAATGTAAAATCGTCGTCATCACCGATGTCGTCGTTATCGTTTCCACCTGTACCATTGTTGACATTGGTGCCATTGGTGGCATTGGTGGCATTAGAATCGTTAGGATCGTTATCGCCACCGTCTTCATTACTAGGCAGTTGGCTTCGGTTGAGGATATCGACAGCAGCCTGATTACCGGCGTCACCCATTGTCGTCAGAATCTGAGTCAATACATCAATGGGAAAATTACCGTAGGACTCAGACATTGTGGCCACGGTAGCCTGATTTTGATTTTCCCTATCTAAAATAAACTCGCGACCTTCCTCACCGTAAGTATCGGTAATTAGATCGACTCTCTCCTGATAGGTGAGGTTGGGATCATCAAATATTTCCGCAGCCGTGCGCGTGGTCTCATCACCCCCGGTGCCACCTGGATCATTATTGGCACTGTCTTGAGCGTTTCCGCTTACAAAATCCTCGAAGGTAAACATACCTTCAGTGTCTTCGCCTACGGGCGTGAAGCTACCTCGCGCGTTGTTATTGTTGGGGTTGTCGAAGACATTCTGCACAGTATTTTGGACAACATCAGAGTACCCTGCGGTTTCATTCTGATAGTCCGCGTTTGCATACATATCAAACGCAGCGGCGCCGGAGTCCATACCCTGCGGCAGGTTGGCAAAAAACGGATTGGTGCCACCACCGCCATAGTCTGAGTTATTACCACCAGTACCCGGCAAAAAATTGCCGACAGAGTCTCCCAGGGGTGGAGGCATCTGAAAGTTGGTGCCGTCGGCCCAATCGCCCTCTTTCTTAAATTTGACACCCATTATGCTGCGCTCGTGCTCAATGTACCGCTGTTATCGATCTCGATCTTGTATCTGGTGCCGTTGGGCGCAGTAAGAATAATCGAGGCGTCACCGACCTCTACATCTTGATTCTTTTTGTGATTATTGCGGTCGGCAGACTCCAACTGGAATTGGTTGCTCGCAACCTGATTTGCATCATATTTAGGCAGTGGTCGAGACAGCTTCATCGCTTACTACCTTCGCGTACTTGCAAACGCATGTTTCCATACCGCCAATCACTGGCACTGTTACCGCTTACCCGAATTCGCACCTGCCGCGCAGTAAGTCGCACAGAAGTCGGGTTTGCCATAGAAATAGAAGAAGTAGTGGTCTCTGTGGCCGTTGGGAAGTTCCTGGTCTTAAAAATGACCGAGGTATCCCCCAGGTTAGACTCGTCAGGAATCAACTCTGTGACGTCTGTCAGGCGCTCTCCGTTGCCAATCTGAATCGCACCAGATTCTGCGAAGGGCGTTACCGAATCGTAGCCAAATCCAGTTTCATGCTCGTAAATATAACGATCTGTACTGGCCCAGATGGGATTGATAAAGACCCCGGCATCCACACCGGCAGTTCTGACCAAGGAGCCTACTGTCCATGTATTATCAAGGAAGTTATAAACCACGTAGGAATCTATTTCAGTTGATGACGTTGACGGATAAAACCACCAGACTTCGTTGTATTGTCCGTTAATAACAGCCCAAATTTTGCTGCGCTGAGCCTCGTTAATACGGCCAAACACGAAATCGCTTACATCACTTGCTATCGGGGTTGTATAACCGCCGTCGTAGCGGAAGAAACTTTTTTCGCCCATCCAAAACGCCGATGTGCCGGTCACTGCAACAGCCTTAGCTGCAATGATTCCGCAGTTGCTGCCGACAGTCTCTTGAGTGTAATAAAACGGTGAACCAACGTAGGAAAGCGCGTGCGCACTTGAATCCGTGATTATCAGTATTTGCCCTCTTACGACAATACCTGCGCGAATCTTACCGTCGGATGCGATCTCTAAACTGCCGGCTGAATTAGTGCTTGCAGGGGTCCAGACTGTGGGTGCCTCTTGGGAACTCCACTGTACTTTTCGCGCTGTGCTACTTGATCCGAAGCACATAACGAATCGCTCATCGGTCACCAAAACGCCTTGATTGCCAGTGGGCGCATTGGTCAACACAGACGCAATCACACTGGTGTCATTCTCCCAGTAGTACACTTTGCCGTCTGACGTTGGGCAAGCGACTATGTTTGCGCCGAAATTATCTATCGTCCACGTCGTGCAAGGGTCATAAGTCTGATTATCCGGCCGTGGGGTACCGTAAGTGTGTTCACCGTAGAATTGAGAGCCGTAGGATACTTGTGCTGCCGCATCTATTGAGCCAGTAGCGATCCCTGATGGCGTTATATCGCTGCGCGCTTCACCCTCGTCATACACGTATAAGTTTGAGGTCGTACCAACCAGAACGCGCCGTGCGTTGGCGTTGTTGTAATAAGCATGCATCCCACGCGCCACGTCGCTGAACTGCGTGGAAGACATGGTTTGCCACCCACCGATAGGTCGGAGCGTGTTTTCGAACCATCGCACGAGGTTAGCGTCATACCATCGACCTGCGGCCTGATAGATCGTGCCGTTCTTGTAAAGCCCTGGCGGGATTTCTAGTTTAATAAGCATTCTATACGCCCAGGTAACTGATTAGGGCAATGACGCCCAACCAAACTAATCGCTCCATCATGGCAACACGCAGTTCCTTGTCGAACTTGGCCTCGATGTTGTCTAACTTGCGGTCCACGCTTTCAAAATTCTTAAACAGCGTGATCACTTGTTCCTCTAGCCGGGTAACCCTAGTTTCTACGTCATCCATGTACTTACTGCCATCAACAAAATAATGAACGCCATTACCATCGCAGGCGTGGCCAAGACCAT